ATAGAACTGGAACATCCCTCTGGCGCGACCATCAGCACAGACAGCAGTCTCCATTGCCTGGTACTTCTTCACCGAGGACTTGGCAAGCTGCTGACGGAGGGTCAGAACTTTCTGCAATTCCGGCGGCGCAGTCTTCAGCATTTCAGCCACAGCCTTTTTGCCAAGGGTGTCGGTCTCCATGCCGTTGTCCGAAAGCCACTGCTTCATCTGTTGCACAGAGTTGGGATTCTCCAGAGCCGTCAGTTCCTTCATTGCCTGGGTCAGTTCAGAGCGGGATCTGCCATCCATCTGAATGGCTTGCTGCACCAGTTCCATGTCCAGGGCAACGCCACGGTCGTTGATTTCCTGGTCGATGTGGTATTCGTCCCAGACGCTGTCCGGCACAGGGTACTTGGCAAGTCGCGCCTGGATGGACATCTCGGTTTCCACATCACGGATGTTGTATTTTTTGAAAGCCAACCACTTGTCCGGGGCATGAGCCGGAAGGTTGCGGGTGCGCTGACCGTTGGACTTGGTAGGTGCACAGGGCTGACAGAAATATTTGATGAGGTCTTTGCCTTCAGTCAACTTCTGCTTCTCAAGCCCTAATACGGCGCCGACACCTTCCAGAGAAAGTGGAAGTCCCATTGTAGCCGCCCACACCATCGAACACTTCCATGAACCCGGCTCCAAGTAATCGCCAGTGGGATAACCCAGGTGCCGAGATAGGCAGATGCGTTCAAAGTTGGCGTTGAAGGCCCACTTGATTACAGAATCATCCTCCAGAGCGGTGACAATATCTGTGGGAATCTGTTCTCCGCAGGCAAGGTCGACCAGTTGCACGGGCCCGCTGTCCACACTGTAGGAAAACAGTAGTATTTCAAAATCCGGGGACTCTACATAGCGATACACACCAGTTTTCGCAAGGGGCTGATCGCTGTAAGTCTCGATATCAATTGAGAGAGTTTTCATGTCATTGTCCTTTCAACGGGAATAAGGGCGGCAGAGACTGATCCCCGCCGCCCCGTTGGTGCGTTAGTCCACCTTTGTGGCGGATTCCTTGATTTTCTTGGCTTCCTTGCGCTTACGGATCTTGCCCTTCACCCAACTCACCGCAGATGCGATGAGGAAGATGAGTTCAGCGATAAACACGCCGGTCATGGCTCCGAAGCAGGTGTAAAGCATCAGTTCCTGAAATTCAGTCATGGTCGCACCTCCATTAAGCCAGGAAATCGTCATCCGCATCGGTTGCGAAGTCGGACTCGGCGCTTGCCTTACCACCCAGAGGTTCACCGGCACGGATGAGCTGCAGGTTGTTCAGACCGCAGGCGATACCCTTGTTGCCGTTGGAGTTGAAGGCATACAGATTGATGCTTGCACGGCCGTACACGCCGGAGTAAACCTCGGAGCGGGTCAGCACAGGATTGCGGTCAGCATCCACAATGCCGGGTGCGGTAGCGGAGTTGGCATTGATGAAGTAAGCGTTGGCGTAGGCAGGATCATCGGGTCTCTCGATATCGCCGTCGCGCAGAGGGGTCTTGATGGTAGCCAGAGGGGGTACGCTCTTGCTGTTGCCCTTCAACTTGGACTGACCCTCCTGGTAGGCAGCTTCGATTGCCGCCTTGATCTTTGCGACAGTCTTGGTGTCGGACTTGGGAATGATGAGGCTAACACTGTACTTGGGGGTGCCGCCGTTAATGGACTTGGGTTCCCAGACATTGGCATAAGACCAACGGGTGTCGGGACCGGTGATGACCTTCATAGGGTTGTTGACTCTGTTTGCGTTGTTAGACATATTAAAATTCCTCCATAAAATCATTTTTGGCTGTGTTCATTGCCGGACGTTTGTCGCTCTCCGGCACGAGCGTCGGTTTGCCTTGCGGCTTTTCAATGTAGGGAGCGAGAAGTTCCTCAAAGCGGGATTTGCCAAGCATCTTCTGCATTGCAGTGATGCCGAGGACTTTGCGCTCATAGGGATCGAAGCCTGCGTTCTCCACGGTGGCGGCGACAACAGCATCGTTGGTGTACTTGCGGTTGGAACGGCCTTCGACCAATTTCCATCCGTTCCAGTCCTTACCGCTGATAGCCTGCTGAAGGGCATATTCCTTCACATCAGAAGCCCAGGCAGTCAGAGCATCAACCTTGCCGAGGATATCTGCAATTTCCTCATCATCGAGGAGTGCGGGAGTCTGGAAATCGTACCGAGCAAGAGCCATGTTCGCTTCGGCGCGTTCTCTGCATTCAGCCTTTGCCTTGCAGAATCGGCACCACTCGCCGCAGTGGAAGTCGCCTTGACCCTCATAGGCCAGTTTCGCTTTCTGGGTCAGATCGGTATCTGCCCATTCGAGCAAGTCAGCCTTTTCCATCTCGTATACGCTGATATTGGACTTGCGGGGTTGGAAGATGGTCATGCGGACGGTATCGATGTCGTAGATGTCATCGAAGATTTCCAAGGCACCCAGGGCATACAGCATCATCTGGGGATTTGCCACAGCGGAAACCTCAACGCCTTTGCCGTGCTTGTAATCGCAGATGTTCATCACACCGTCAGCGATAACGATGCAGTCGGCAGTGCCAAAACCGTCCTGAACCCAACGGGAGAAGTTCACCCGCTGTTCAATCATGACCACAGGGTCAGTGCAGATCTGCTTTGCTGTTTCCAGAAGTTCTACCACATAGGTGGCATATCCGGCGGCACATTCCTCCATCTCCTCGTTGTACCAGGAGAGATTTTCGATGGGGTCTTCCGTGGGCATCCCCAGAGCCTGCTTCAGACGGAACTCGCAGAGGGTGTGGGCATCGGTGCCCTCGGCGGCGTAGTCGCTGCCTTTATCCTCGTAGTTCTCGCAGAGCCGAGCGGAAGGCGGACAGTTGAGCCACCGTTCGGAAGAGGATGCTGACAGAACAGCGTGTTTATTGGCCATTGGTCAGCACCTCCGCATCGGCAAGCAGTGCCTTGTAGTGGGCGGGGTCGATCTGGGACAGCTTGGCGGCACCATACTTCTGGAGAAGGGAGCGGATCTCTGCGGTATGACCCTGGCGGGACTTATCTGCGAGAACGGCTCTGACCTGTTCCAAAGTCAGTGCAGGTTCGGCGGGAGCAGTCGGTTCTGCATCTCCTGCACCGCTGAACATCTCTGCAAGCCAGTTGGCGGCATCGTTAATAGCGGCAGCAGCAGTGCGCAGCTCTTCGATGGTCGCAGCCATATCGCTCATTTTGCTCATCCTGTTTTCCTCCTTCCGTAGATTGACTTTGAATCAGCGCCAGCTTCATAGCCAGTCGCCTGGACACCACACTGATGGCCGTGAGAACATCGATAAGTTCCTGGTCGGTGCCGGTGCCTCGTTTCTTCTGGGCTTCGTACATCCTGTTCACCTCCTTGGAAGGAGCGGTGTGTTTTTTGCTCTTTCCACTACCCACTGGAGGTGAGGTAAGCGTTTGAACAGAGAAACCCAGAAAATTTTTCAAAAAAATCTCCAGTCACCAAAATGATGACTGGAGCAGGTGTTTAGATGTAATCTCCGAGCAGAACACGCAGTCTGTCAAAGGCTTTCTGTTTTCTGTAATTCACAGCACTCTGGTTGTTATAGCCCATGATGGAAGCAATATCTCTCTCGGATTTACCTTCCATAATCAGTTCGCAGATACGGCGACCTTCGGGGTCGAGTTCCTGCAATTTCTGGTAAAGGGCGCAAAGCAGTTCACGATCTTCCATGATGGACTGTGCGTTGGGGGCATCGTCCGGCAGGTCATCTGCCCAACTCTTCTGGTTGCCCTCGCTGTCCTCAACGGCATAGTCCAAGGAGAGGTTGTCTCCGGCAGCACGGAACTCACAGGCAAGGCAGTCGCCGTCACACATCCAGGTCTTGGACTTGGGACACATACACTGACCGTGTGCCTGGGCGCGTTTGCGGGTAGCCCAAATATCACGGTAATATGCGTAATACTGCTCTTCGGTCACTTCTACCCAGGTCTTGAGGCGGTGGATGTAAACTTTGTACTCACGGGTTGACTTCTGATTTTCATTGCTTTTCATAGGTTGTCCTTTCCGCCTGGTCAGCGGAGGGCGGAAGGACACAAAAAGGTCTGTGCAATTCGATACACAGACCCTTGGAGCCTAATATGGGCGCAACAAGAACAGGGTACCGATATTGCA